TTTCATGATCATGTTAATTATTCGGTCTTGTTCATCTGTGTTGTGTTCAATCCATTCATAGATAGCGGCATTGATGTTATCCATCGCTATTTGTAAGCCTGATTCGTCTGTGATAACGATGTTGTACACTTCTCGACGGTCAATATCATTCACTTTTATTGCGACGCCGTTAACTTCTCTAATGGCATGTACAAAGAATTTGAAACCATCTACTTTAATTGGTTTAACGTGTTCTTCTCCAATTTCGTAATACATCTTGACTTCCTCCGTATTTCGTTTTATATTTGATTTGTGTATTGACAAATACACTCAACATGAAATTCATGTTGTTCTTGAATCATTTTGCTAATTGTATGTCTGCTGCTTGCTAATCCAAGCAGCAGTTTTTTATTCTTCATAAAAATATTCCTTATAGAATACAAACGTTGCGATACTTGCGAATCCTGCAATTGACCACGCTGTCGTGAAGTAAAAGAACGGCATGAGTACAATTGCTAAGACGGTGAAGCACAGTACTGATATTAAGTAGCTTTTATATGTGTCGCTCATTTGATAATCCTCCTAATACCATTTTTTATGCTTTCTGATCAAATACTCTTCTAATTTAGAAATATTAATCAGTGTGCCCGTCGCTGAATAATCAATGTATAAATTTTCTACACCTAAATTATCTTTGCGGTAATCTTTCAACCAGTTGTATACTGTACTTCTGCTTACACCAAACAATTTATGGATTTGTGTAGGTGTTGCGTATAACTTTTTAACAAATTTTTCTTCTCCTCGATATGTGTTTTCTGGTGTTGGTGGCATTATGATTTTGGGCATTTTTAGCACCCCTTTCCTGTATAATGTTGTTATCAACCTAAGGAGGTGATATTGGTGTATATTGATCCTTTAAAAAATGTTCGTTTATCTATTAATGACGCAATTAATAATGTTGAAATTTCTAGAAGCATGGCAATTAAACAGTCTTTAAAACTTAAGTACCAATTAGATATAATTAATAAAAATAACTTAAATTTATTTTCTAACTTCAAAGTAGACTTTCATCTAAACAACTTAATTGAAATGAATTTTAATTTGCGTAATTCTTTTTCTTCTCTAACATTTCAAAGAAATTTATTTTCTGAAGATGCGATAAAATCTTTTAAGGAACTCTATAGGTTTGATGATGAGATAGTGCTTCAAGCACAACAGACCATTAGAGATTTTTATATCAATCCAACTGCTATCTCTACTTTGGCTGAAGCCATCAATTCGACCTATCCAATAAATGAGCAAGGTACCTATAAAAGAAACGATAAATTTGTCAATCGTATCAAAAATGATTTTCCACATCCTTTCAAACAGTTAATAAGATGGTCTAATGGCATTGCGGCGGGTGCTGACATTCAAATCTTTGTAACAAACTATATAAACGAGAACGATTTACATATTCAAAATTCATTGATAGTTGCTATAGTTTGTTTATTAAGTTTTTTATCGACCTATTGTTCACATTCTAAAAAGTAATAATAAGGTCTAATTTAGTTAACCTTCTTTAACAACTCTGCAACTGCTCGCAACAGTTCAGGGTTGTTGTTTCTTTCTAAACAGTAACTAGCATGCTTTAGTAATTTGAGTTTTAATTTATTTCTTTCTTTCGCAATTCTAAATTTTTGTAACATTTGAGCTTTGCAAAATTACACTTCTATAATTTTCAACATCTCTAATTAAATTTTTATGTTCCTTGCCTACCATTTCCGCAACTTCTCTACTATCTACGTAATGTGTGTCGTTCTGTTCTATTATTTGTAATGCTTGCATATTGTTTATGCTCCTTTCGTGTATAATGTTGTTATCAACCTAAGGAGGTGATAAGTATGGACATAATCGCGATTTGTATCGCAATTTTTAGTTTCTTACTGACTGCACTTAAATATTATTTAGACTATATGAAAGATTCTCTTAACATCGATGTTATACCTACCAGAAGCTTTAATTACTTGGTCGATGACAAATCAAGTTACAACGATATAACATTTATTAATTTCACAAAGTTTCCCATTTCTGTTATTGACGTTGAATTTGATATTAAAAATAAAGTAAATGAACAAAAAACGTTCAAACCTATACGATATAAAGATAAAAACTACTCCATTCCATTTACTTTAGGACCTTATGAAAGTGTAGAATGTACTTTTTTGCTCGAAGAATATCCAGTGATATGGGAATGGGATGTGACTATCAAAGTCACTACCAACAAAGGAATCTATATAAAGCCTGTTATCATAGAATCGCGGACAGAACACCGAGAATCAGAGCCACAAGTGACAGAGTTAACATCAGCAAATAAGGTAAGTGCTCTTTCCAACCCCAAGGATGGTTTTTTAAAGAAGTTTTTATATCATTTAAAACCTTAAACATTTAAAATCCTCCCTTTCCGTCACTCTTTAATTGGAGTGGCGTTGATTTTTTCGTCTAACTTTTTCAATGCTAATTTGTAAATAACTGAAGCATGTTCGGTTTTAAAATGAGATTCAGCAATAATTTTCAATGTTTCTAATTTATTTCTTGCATCACCGTATGTGGTACTTTCTGATAGAACACCTTCTAAAATTTGTTGAACTCGATAATCTAAAAGTTTTAAGTCTTTATTGATGCATTGTTCGACACACTCTTCTTTGGTTAATGTGATTTGTTCCATAGTGTCCTCCTATTAAGATGTTTGTTTTTCTCCTAAAAACTTATTAACAAAGTATTGTTGTCCTTTGCCTGTTACTTTTGGTGTACGTGATACTTTACTTGAACCATCTGGATTATTAATTATTCGTTTTTTGATATCTAAGATTTTTAGATCCATACTCTTTTGAGTTGGCAAGTTATAACTTTCTCCACTCTTTTTAATTAGGTAGCCGTTATTTCTTAGCCATTTGAATAATCTGTTTTGTCCTATATCAACACCGTTTTGTTTAAGTATTTTCGCTAGCTCTCCAACGAGTATTGAATTGTCACTACCAGCTACTGAGTCAGCGAATAATACTTTTGGTTTGTTAACTTCTACTTGCTGTTGTAAAAGTAAGTTTTGCTCTTTTTCTTTCTTATACTCAGTCAACACTGTAATGATGTAGTCTGGATTGTTCAGCGTGTTCTCAATTACATTGTCTGTTGCGTAGATGCCGTGTTTGCGAATAGCGGGTAGGACTTCTGATGTAACCCAGCGTTTGAATCGTTTTGCTGATTCTAGTTTTGATGAGAAGATTAAGCTGTATAAACCTGATTCGTTGACTGCAGTAAGTCCTCGATTTGGCAAATTTTCTAAAGTCGTGTTTCGCGACGTTAGAATTTCCTTATCGTCTTCATCAACATGTTTACTTAATGCGTCACGCGTATTTGAGTATCCTAAGATTTCTGCCACATCTTTACCTACAAAATATGGTTCGTTATCTACTGTTAATGTTCTTACTGGTAATTCTTCAAAGTTAAATGTTTTTAATGCTTGCATAATGTTTATGCTCCTTTCGTGTATAATTTTGTTATCAACCTAAGGAGGTGATAAGTATGGAAAAGTCAAATAAAGAATTAGCATCTGAATTAGTAATAGCTATGTTAGAACATAATGCTAAACTCACTAAGTCAGGTGTAAATGGCAATCCTATTAGTTCAAGCTCCATAATTAATGGAGAAGTTATTGTAAATAATCTTAAATACATCAAAGATTATTTAGATCGCATGGATGATTAGAATTTATTACGATTTCTACATTTAATTTTTCAATACTTTGTGAGTGGATATTTTCTATTTGCTCCAAAGTATTTTTTAGTTCTGTTGTGTCATCCAATACGATTTGAATTTTTAAGTTCATTTGTCGTTCCTCCATTTAAGATGTGACTTTTTCTTTATTCGAAATCTTCAATTGACAAGTTTTCAATTCGTTTTTGGTAACGATATAAATAGAAGTTCTTTAACATGTCATACATTCTGCTAGCTTCATCGTATTCACTCTCTTTCAAATCAGAATTAAGCGTTACACCAAAAGCTGATAATGTAAGTTTTCTGATGTGGTCATGAATTTCACTAGCGTATGCTTTGTAATTTTCATAACATCCTATTCCGTGTTGATATTTCTTTAAAGATAATGGATGTCCTAAGCCGAGATTGTCAGCACCTCTTAAACGTTCTGTATAAGCAAACTTTTTATTAATTTCATCAAAATCCTTATGGCTGATTCTTACTTTGTTGAAAATTGAACCTGAGCTGATTGGTTTCTTGCCTTTTATAGCTTCTCTAACTTCTTTCGCTATAATTTCTTTTAATTCTTCTTTGGTTAATGTGATTTGTTCCATAGTGTCCTCCTGTTAAGATGTTTGTACGGTTTTCTGTACATTTTGTTCAAAAAAATATCTACCTACTTTTGTTGGTGGGATTTCTAATAATTCACAGATTCGTTTTATTTCCCATTGTGTAAATAAATTTTTTCCTTGCAACTTGTGATTAATAGATGTCCTTGAAATAGGGATTGCGTTCGCTAAAGAACTTTGGCTATATCTATACTCTGCCATTCTTTCGTACAGCAAACTATAATCGAAATTGTATGTCATAAACTCATCTCCTTCCTCGTTCGGTTTTCTGTACAAACCAATTAAAACACCTTTGTTTAAATAAGTCAACACATAAAATACATTTTTCTGTACAATATTTGTTAAAAATTATTGATAATCGTCATTGTACGTAGTATTATGTTCTTAGGAGGTGTTCAGAAATATGAACAGTTTTAAGGATAGATTAAAGCAAATTATGTCTGAACGGAAGATATCTCAATCAGAGCTATCAAGAAGGACTGGTATTGGTAGAAACTCAATTAGCGATTATTTAAACGGAAAATATGAAGCGAAACAAGACAAAGTCTTTGAACTAGCAAAGGCTTTAAACGTTAACGAAGCGTGGCTTATGGGTTTTGATATTTCTAAAAATAGAAAAATTGAAAATAACGACATCACTTCCATATACAACAAACTCACACCTCCCCGCCAAGAAAACGTACTCAACTACGCAAACAGTCAGTTAGATGAACAAAATAAAGTCACTTCTATAGATGAATATAAGGGAGATAAAAAATACGAAGAGGTGAACATCGCAGGTGTTCTTACTGCAGGTAAAGGGACGTTAAACTTTGACAAAACATCACCTGTAGCATGTACTCAAGTTTTGGAAAGCGAAGTACCAAATAAATATGATTTAGCATTTCAAATATGTGGTGATAGCATGGAGCCTAGTTTTAAGGATGGCGAAATTGCTTATGTTCTTACCAACACGCCGTTTGTAAATAAAAGAGTTTATGCGGTTGAAATCGATCAAGAAGCGTATATCAAGAAAGTTTATAAACGCGAAGATGGTTTCACACTTGTATCGTTGAATAATGATAAAGATGAGGACGGTAATTTATTGTATCCAGATATTGAAGTCACTGAAGGCGATGATTTTTATGTTATCGGTAGAGTTGTGTAAAAAGATATACGGTATTGGTACTCACTACGGCGAATACTCAATTACATTTGAGCCGTTGAGAGTTTTTAAATATAAGGAAATATAAATAAAGGAGAAATTGACATGAAAAAAGCAATCTTAACTTTAAGTCTTATATTTATTACCTACTATCTCACTTTTAAATATATGTGGATTAAAGAATTGAAGTATTAACAGCTTTTTATAGCCCTTTAATATAAAAATCAAAAAACGCCTACTAGTGTAGACGTTGAATGGTGGTGAGATAATTGACTGAAGATAACAATAAACAATATAACCCTAAAGACCCTGGACATCGCGGTGGAGGCGGTGCAGGTCAAGAGAAAAGAAGTAATGAGCCAACTAGAAAAAGTTATAATAATCGCACTACTGAATTTGAAAGACCTAGTGAATCAACTATGGAATCATTATTTGGCAATGACTATAAGAAAAAAAGCTAATCATTTATCACGTATATTTTGTAATAGTTATCTGTATTTTTTGGTTGATACAAATGTTCTTTAATTATTTTTTCTTTGTTTTTAATAACTGGTGTGGGTTCTATAACAAATATTGCATCAGTATCAATAGTAAGTTCATACTTTTCTAATATACCTTGTAATATCGGATTAGTATTTTCATTACTGTATTTTTCAATATAAAATTTAGTATTGTTTTGCAAAATTGTATCTAGTGCGTTTTTAGATGCTAATGTATTTAAACCTTTTGATTTCCTAGCGTTGTTCATCGACTTTCTAAAAAGTTGAATGAGATTAGGAAACACAAATCTATTCGTTAACCAAATTATAGTAGGTACTAATAACAAGCAAATTATGTTTTCTACGGCATAATGAAAATTTATATACTTTTTCAATTCAAAAACAGATAAAAAAATACCAATATTAACTAAAGAAAACATTATTGAAAACATCTTTTTAATCTCTGGGCTTTCTGTATCAAAAATAGATAGATAATCTAAATAAATATATGTGAATAATCCTGCAACACCTGAACTACAAAACAACAATATTATTTCCAAATTCTCGCCTACTTTTTATTTTATTATAACATATTTAGTACCTAGTACTAAATTTTGGGTAGCCCGCCTACCCTTATTATTTTTTGCCAATTTTGAGGAGGGATGTAAAATGTGGTTTGAAAAATTTAAAAATAAGAACAATGAAACGAAGTATAGATACTACGAGAAATACAAAGATCCGTATACAGATAAATGGAAACGTGTAAGTGTTGTCTTGAATAAGAATACAAAGCAATCGCAAAAAGAGGCAATGTTTCGTTTAGAAGAAAAAATAAAAGAAAAACTAAACAACAAGTCGTCAAGCGAATTAAAAACTTTGACTTTTCACGCGTTATTAGATGAATGGCTTGAATATCATATAAAAACATCTGGCTTTAAAGTAACGACGCTTGATAATTTGAAAACAAGAATCAAAAACATCAAAAAGAACAGTTCTCAAAATTTACTTTTAAACAAAATTGATACAAAGTACATGCAAACATTTATTAACGAATTATCAAACATATATTCTGAAAATCAGGTAAAGCGTCAACTTGGACATATGAAAGAAGCTATTAAATACGCCGTTAAATTTTACAATTATCCAAACGAACACATATTAAATAGCGTCACACTACCAAAGAAGAGTAAGACGATAGAAGATATAGAAAAAGAAGAAGCGAAAATGTATAACTATTTAGAGATGGAACAGGTAATACAGATACGCGATTTTATACTGAACGATAATAACATGCAGTATAGAGCTCGTATTTTAGTTGCTGGGGCTGTTGAGGTTCAAGCTTTAACAGGTATGCGCATAGGTGAGTTATTAGCGCTCCAAGTTAAAGATGTAGACCTCAAAAATAAAACGATCGATATTAATGGCACTATTCACAGAATCAAATGTAATGCTGGATTTGGTCACAAAGATACTACGAAGACCGCAGGTTCAAAAAGAAAAATCGCCATCAATTCAAGGATAGCAAATGTATTGAAAAAAATAATGTTAGAAAATAAAAAGATGCAACAATGGGAACCAAGCTATGTTGATAGAGGGTTTATATTCACAACTTGCCAAGGAAATCCTATGCAAGGCAGTAGGATAAACAAACGATTGTCCTCAGCTGCAGAATCATTAAATATAAATAAAAAAGTTACTACTCACACACTAAGGCATACCCACATAAGTTTATTGGCGGAAATGAATATATCGTTAAAAGCAATTATGAAAAGAGTAGGACATACAGATGAAAAAACGACTATAAAGGTATATACCCATGTAACAGAGAAAATGGACAGAGAGTTAGAGCAAAAATTAGAAAAACTTGTGTACTAA